TATGCATAGACTCACAGACAGTGCTACAGGTAATTCATATGAAGTTCCAGATGATGACTATCGTAATTACTATGGACAAGGGCCAGAGACTAAAAGCATATCTGACCAAGCCCATGGTCAGTTGAAACCACCGCAGAGTGTTGAGAAGTATATTAATACTGCTTTTGATGGTAGCTCTGGTTTCGAGACACAAGAAGTCAGAGCTACTGGAGGAGATACTGGGCATATTCTTAAAGTTGAATACTCTACGTATTATAAGGTACTAAGAGTGACATTTAGGAACAAGCACAGTGTTGTAGCATACATGAACGTACCTTCTGGTGTAGCAGCGGAACTGTTACATCTTGCTGCTAGTAACAATACACAGGTACGTGATAATGGTAAGCTTAGACATGTTCTAGGTATAAGATTTTGGGACCTTGTACGTATTCGTGGAACGGTACATGAAACCCGCTATCCATTTAAGTATGTAGAAGATACAGAATATCAGAGAGGAACAGCAATGCCTGATTGGAGTAAAACCGAGTTTGTACTTATTAGAAAAGGTGAAGGTGAAGGTGGTAAGGTACCAGTTGCTATTGATGAACTCTCTCCTGTAGAGAAGCATAGACTTGATGATCGTATAGCACTTGTTCAGAATGACCCTGAACCAAGTCCTTACAGCGTTAATGATATGTATAGATTAGTAAACCATGCAAAAATTACAGACAGTGCACGCAAGTCATTCCTGTCTGAAATGGATGCTATAAATAAAGGTAAAGGTAGTGAGTCAGACAAGAGTCAGACAATTTACAACTACCTATATATTCACGGCCTATTATAGGAGGTAACTAATATGGCTAGATGTAAATTGACAAGTATGAACTTGCGTAATATCCGCAAGACACGTGAATACCAGTGCTTAATTATTGACCTTGTAAACACTGGTGTTGTGACAAAGTCAGCAGCAGAAACACTGCTCGGCTACTCAATTCCTGCAGGTCTTCTCACTACCGGAAGTACTACACCAGACGATGATGACGACGAAGGTGGCGAGACTGGTGGCGAGACTGGTGGTGAGACTGGTGGCGAGACTGGTGGTGGATCAGAAAACACTATCACCCTTAATATCTTAGGTGGTATTATGTATGATGATTCAGGTCTCACTTTAGGTGAGTATACTCAGTATAATCCAAGTGGTAATACACCTATACAGGTACAGGTACCAGCTTCACTTGTAACAGCACTCAATACTAAGTTTGATAATGGGTTCCATCAGGTAGCTAAGGATGATGAAGATCTCGTAGCATTTATTAACATACTCAAAACTGCTGTTGACGCTGCAGCTGCTGAATGTGGCGCAAGTGACCCATCTATGATATATGAAGCCAGAATGTGTACAGCTGACACCTTCATTATGGCTAAAGCAGTTGGATCTGATGGCTGGAGCATCGGTAATGTATACTATGCACCTTTTGGTGATAGAAATATTGAACGTAATAACAGTAACCCTGAGACAGAATCAAGTGACATCGCAGACGGTGATACTTACTTCGTAAGTGTTGAATACGCAGACGAAGAAGATACTGATCCTAACCAATAAAGTAAGGAGTAAGCTATGAGTTCATTCACAGAGAGTAATACACCTGGTGTGTCAAGTCAGTCTGCCAGAGCACAGATTGAATATGCTGAAGCTTATGCGGCTATGCAGGCATTATTTAACACGCATGTTAATGAAAAGACTGGTGTAAATGAAGCTGATCCTCATGGCACCAAAGCGTATATTGATGCACAGGTAGACAGTATTAAAGATAAAGCTAATACAGCTAAATCACTTGCTGCACGCCTCGAACGTATATTCATTGGTGACAAAGAGCATGATGCTGCCGGTTTTGGTCAGACAGTAGAGCAGTATGCAAAGAAGAAGCTTGATGATAAATCAGTACTTCAATTTATCACTGCTCTTGTTGACCGTATAGAAACACTTGAAACAGAGTATAATAAACTGTCTCTGCTTCAGTTTGATAATGTTCCGGTAGGTGCTGGTATTCGTTGGTGGAAAGATACATTACCAGAAGACGGTACTTATGTGTGGGCTAATGGTCAGACACTCTACGGTGTCAATCAGAACTTCCCTGAACTCGCAAGAGCCTGGGAACTTGGATCTGCTGATAATGTTCAGGTACCAAAAGAAGATCATACAATCTTCAAGGTACGTAAAGCAACAGTAGAGATTAAACCTATTGAGCACGCTTATATAGCTGCAGCATCTGGTAGTGATACACCAGGTGCAGGAGATTAAGATATGATGACCCAGAATGAGATTAACGATTCAATTAAGAAAGTCTGGACAGACAAGCTTAAACAAAAAGAGGAAAGTCTCACTGAGAGTATACTGAAAGGTTATACTAACTGGGTCCAAAATCTTGTTAAACAGGCCGCTGAACAGCAGGCTCAGCAAAAACAATCTACTCAGTCTGCTCAGCAACCTGTACAACAAGGGGAGACTAATCTTCAACAGGGAGGCGCAGCATGATCCTGAAAAAGATAACTGATGATGCCGGTGTTACATGGGTACAATCAAATAAAATATCAAGTGCACTTACCAGCTTAGTTGTTACACAGTTCCCGAAGTATCTTGACCATAAAGGTGCGCAAGAACTTGTAACACAGTTCAAGGCATATGTAGATAATCTTGTGGAGAATAGTTAATGAGTATAGATATGTACAAAGCAATGAATGCTATGCAAAATCCACAGGCAACTCTTCTACAGTATGCAATGCAGGGTATGATTGCTCAGCATCCGAATGAATGGCAGCAGGCACAAAGTATGTTTGCTGGTAAATCTAAGTCAGAGCAACTTAAAGCATTAAGAAAACTATACAAGGAACGTGGCATGGATCTTGATGCAGTTGCTAAGCAATATGGAGTACAGATATGATATTGAATAAATTAATTACACCCGCGCCATATAGCCCATGGACTAAAGCAGATTACTCTGCTCAATATTTCCGTCTTACTAAGACATCTAATGGTAAGATTTTCAAATGGATTAGTGGAATAACTAGTCATGTGTATTACTCTAATGATGACGGTGTAACATGGCAAAGCACAGAAAACTCATATAACAATATAACCTCAATAGACTATTATGACGGTTATTATCTTATGACTACGTATGATGGTATTTACCATGGTAGTTTTACCAATAATGTATTAACCTTTATTAAAAATCCAAGTGATGTTCTCACAGGTACATTTTATAAAGTGTGTCATACATCTTTTGGCTGGATAGCAATAGGCACAGATGGTTTATTCAGATCTACAGATAGATCAGGATATTATAGCTGGAGTAAATTAGTATCGAGTACAGTAACAGGTGTATGTGAAACATTTTATGGCGACCTGATGTGGCTAGTGCCGGGTTATAATACTTACAGTGGAATTTATAAATGCGTGCACGGTGCAGATATAACATCAGGGTCTTCTCGTACCGAGATAACTAATAGCAGTAATAGGGACCTAGGTAATGGTAAAGGTATTATAATGACACCTGTGAAAAAAAGACTGCTAATTCCAAATAAAGGCAAAATAGACATCTATAGTCTAAATGAAACTACAGGATATATGCAGTGGTCTGAAAAGGTACCTATATCAGATCAACCTGAAATGCAATACAGACACCCTATCATAACAGCCACAGGTCGTATTATAGTATGTACAAGTATGGGTGGTATAGTATACACAGACGACGATGGCGATACTTGGGTACGTGATTGGGGTCCTACACCACCTGCAGGTGTTAACTATAATGGTGTAGACAGTATAGTTGAGACAAGTACAGGTCGTCTTCTTCTGGCACCTAGTTCTTTTGAAGGTATTTACTACTCTGATCCAGAGTATGCCGATCAGTATGACAGTAGGCCTCTTACTAAAAAAGAGGTTCAAGAGCTTATAGCAGAGTGTAAAGCATATGTACAAAGTAAAAAGCAGCCATAGGCTGTTAAAATATTATTCAAATCCTTAGGAGGTTTGTATGGAAATTACCAGTGGACAACCAGCAATTAGTGTTGGTGGTAATGGTGGCTTTGGTTTTGGTGGTGATGCAGGAATTATGTTTCTTGCGTTTCTTGCTATGATGGGTGGCTTCGGCGGCGGTTGGGGTGGCCGTGGCCCTATGGGACCTATGACAGGTGATCAGGCTCCTGTATCATCTGCTCAGTTCCAATCTGGCATGAATTTTAATGACCTTCAAGACCAGAATCGAGATATTAACAACAATGTTAATGAAGTATATCATAACCTTGCACAGAACTTCTCTGACAAGTATATGGAACTTCAGCGTGACATTGCTGCTAATGCAGTTACACTTCAGCAGGTCCAGGCTAAACAGGCAGAATGCTGTTGTGCAATTAAACAGGAAATTGCAGGTCTTAACCTCGAGAACGAAAAACGTTTCTCTGCTCTCAACAGTAAGCTTGATCAGTCAGAGATTCAGAGACTTCGTGACCAGGTTCAGAACTTGCAGTCAGATATCCGTATGCAGGGTGTCGTAAGATATCCAGCTGGATATACATTTAATGCTGGTCCAGGTCCATTTGCCGGTGCGCCTCTTCCACCAGTAGGATTTGGAATGTAAGGAGTTTAATTATGCCAGAAGCTAAGTACATTAACACTGAAGCGCTCAGCGCATATACAGAAGCTCTTAGTAAGAAACTTTCAAGAGTATACGACGCTAAAGGTAGCGCTATATACGCTGACACTGCTTACTTAGCTTCTGCTAGTATTGCAAGTCCTTCTATTGACTCAGTAGGACTTTGGCAGCAGGTTAACGGTAACTGGACAAAGATTACCGAAGTAAAACCTGGCTGGGTTTATGACATCACAAATAAGTTTACTACAGACAGTAACTTCATTGATGGTGGTAATGTTACGGTTGCAAAGAACAATAACATTGTTGTTGTGAACACAGGTACAGACCAAAACCCTGTACTCAAGTTTGATCTTCTTGCAATGGGTATTGATCTTGCAGATATCAATGAAACTATTACAAACATTCAGGACGCACTTGCTACTAAAGCAAATGCTAGTGACGTTCCAGATGTTACAGGTAAGCAGGATAAAGAACTGTCCACAGAGCCGACAATTATTATACCTGATCATACTGTAGCAAATACTACAGCACGTACTGCACTGACAACTGCTACAGTTGCTGATGGAGATATTGCATTCCAGGAAGACACAGAAGAGTATTACTATGCTGAAGTTGAAAGTTCTACAATCGCATGGCATGATATTGGTAATACTAAAACTGTTGAAGGTGCAATTAAGCTTATTGGTAGTGTAATGCCGATTAAGCCTATCTCTACAGCAGAGATTCAGGCAATGTTTGCATAGTTATTTTAATTTCCCGGTACGTCCGGTGCTTCTATATTACAGGAGGAAAATATGTATATTGAAAGAGTAACTGCTAAAAGCATAGCAGTAAGTGGTACAGGTAATACAGCTACAACAACTATCACTGTACCTGATACTTTTACACCAGCTGCAGGATGTATATATGACATTCTGTTGTCTGCCCAAGTACCAGTAGCAACTGATGGCACAATTATTGCTATTAGTAATACTGATTTGACAGCTGAACTCTATCAGCCAAACACAGGTAACTACGTTCGAGCTAGAGGACTTGGCTGGCGTAAAGTGTTGCGTGTTGTGTTCTTCGATGACCCAGAACACTTTAATCTACTTGCAGTAAGGAGCTAAGTATGGATATGGAAGAACTTGAATATAAGGAAGAGGTACTTCGTGAGTGCTTCAAAGAAAAGCTTAAAGAGCTTAATGTAGATGGTATGAATGATATGTGCACAATTAAGTGCATTAAAACATATGGAGCATTGTGGCACTATACACATCAATTGCTGCTCGCAGAAAAGGAACATGAGAAACGATCTGAGACACCAACTGAGACTACAGCTGACACAATGGAGATAAAAGCTACTGGCCTTAAGATGGCATAAGGAGACAAATCATGAGTTTCAAAACAATGGATGGGGTAACGGTTTATGATAAACAGGATGTAGATAACCTTCTTGAGCCTGTTGCACAAAACGCTACAGATGCAAAGCAAGCAGCCACAGCTCTCGGGAACAGCAAAGCTGACCGCTCTGAAATGAATCTTGAGTTCAGTGCAGATCGTCAACGTCTTACTGCTCTTGAGAATGGTAAAGCAGACAATGCCGATGTTGCTGCAGATCGTCAGCGTCTTACCACTCTTGAGAATGGTAAAGCAGACAAGACAGAAGTACCAACAATGGTAGCAAATACTGTTAATGATATCATCACAACAAAAGTACAGGCAATAACATCAGATATCAATCATATTGTTGACAATGCTATTGATGATGAACTTGAAGACTATGATGACAGTCATGCAGTAGATGATAAGATTACCACAGCGGTGGATGGTCTTGCATCAGAACAGTATGTAAATCAGGCAATTGCTGCAATTCCGAATCCAGGAGTAGCATCAACAGCTGATGTAACTGCTATCGTAAATCAGTACTTTTAGGAGTGAACTATGGAAAGTATAGCAAAGATGCTTACAAGCGAAACATTTCTTTCTAACATACCTTCAGTATTATTGCTCGTTGTAGCGCTTGCTATACTTGCAAAGATACTAAAGATACGTATCAATACAGACCATATCACTATTGGTGGTGAAGATAAAAAAGCATATTATGAACGCTCAGTTGTCCGTAATCAAGTCAACCAGGCAAAATTATTTTGTATGGCGCTTGAAAATAAAATAATTGCTGTACTCGATGAACCACCTAAATCTGATGGTTATTATGTTAAATATATTCTTGAATGTGTATATGATAAAATTGTCGAGTGGATAATGTATAATCATATTGAGAACACTGAAGAGTATATCGAAAGTAAACAATGGGAGATACAGTCTCTGGTATACTCATTCAATCCACCAGATAAGTTTAAGACACCAGAGTTCAAGGAGCGAATGGACAGATGGACTGCGGAAATAATAGGACGTATGGTTAGTATACGTAAACTATACAATAAGAAAGGAACTAAAAAGGAGAAGTAATGAAATGCTTAAGAAGATCTTTTTGTTTGTTGTTTGTCTTGCTTTTACTTCCTGTGCTACTTGCAGACGTGAACCTGACTCCACAGTACTTGAAGCTCAGAGACAAGCTGACAGACTTGAAGAAGGAATCAGAGCTCGTGACAGAGCAATTGAAAACTGCTACAGAGAACTTGAAGCTATCACAAGAAGAAGCGAAGAAATGGGAGGAGACATCGATGACATTATCGAGCTCCTTGACCTCTATCACACAACAGTACAACGATTGCTTCGAGCAGCTGGTTATAGAACAGACGAAGAACAGGATCTTGAGGAAGACTCTGGTGAGTCTGATAACAGTACTGGTCATCATAATTCTTGGTATAGTAATAGTGTTATACCTGGAACTGACACACAAAACTAATTTCATATAGGAGGAACAAATGGACCCAACAAAAATTAAACCTGTTGATGATGCTATTAATAATGGCGGAGAGATGACTTACAGATCTCTTATACAAGATGCATTATCAGAAGGTAATGAAGCAATTGCAAGCTGGCTGCTTGATAAAGTAAAAACTGCACATGAAGGTTCATTCAATGATATTATTGAAGAGGCTGTAAAAAATGCAAACGTAGAGTCAGAAACATATAAGCCTACTGATCTTGCTAAGAAGTACTGGAATGAGTACTTTCCGGAAGCTGAACAGCAGGATGTAGCTGACGAAGCTACACTTGGTAAGCTTACTCCAGATAATACAGACAACTTGTACACTGAAGACAAACACTTTGGTGAAGAACAGGCAGAAGGTCTTGACAATCTTCTTGAGGGTCTTAAAGACACTCCACATGATAACAGGTGGTAATGTAATGAAATTAAAAGTAGATTATATACCAGATGAAGCAAAGTGTAACACACATCATGGTCTTGATAATGGAATAGCCAGTACTGTAACCATTCACTGGGTAGGTCCATATCCTGGACAGACACCAGAACAGGTACGCAGATATTGGATTGAAAGTAACGGTGAAGCATCTGCTCATTTTATTATTAAAGACGAAGAGTGTTTACAGTGCTGGCCTATTGATCATGCTGCTTGGCATGCGGGTTGCAGACCTGGTAACTATAGCAGCATTGGAATTGAAGTAGTACCGGAGAACACAGAAGGAAGATTCAGTGATAAGAGTATTGCTACTCTTAAAGAATTACTTAATACTTACTTTCCTAAACAACCTCTGGTACGTCACTATGACTGGACAGGTAAAGATTGTCCTAAATATTATGTTGACCGTAATAACTGGGAAGCTTTACTTGAAGCTTTAGGTAGGGGGTAACAAATGCCGATTATTGAAACAGAACAGGAAACTATTAACACAGTTATCGGAAACAGTGAATATCTTGATGAAGAAGGCACTCAGACACTGATAACTATGCTAAAAGATTATGCAGATCAGGAGTTAACTACACCTTTGCCATAGGTAAGTAGACTACTATATTAAAACCTGTTCCTCCAGAGACAAGGTTTTACAGACACTGAGTTTCGTCCTTTCCTCAGTGTCTGTTTTTATTTTCAACTGTGAAGTATTCAGCCAGTATCTGTCTAGCTTTTTCTTTATCACACGCTGCTATTCTTTTGTTAAGGGTTGCTTTGATACCATTAAAGCTTGCATGCTGCCTGTTCTTTATAATCCCTGTATACTTACCGGCATGCGGCATAAGACACTCATACACTTTATTAACTGAACATAATTGTCTGAACCTATCTAGTGATATCTTATCTGTGATATTTGTTAAACCTGTATCAAGTGTACGCTTAACTACAACTTCATTAATAAATCCGTATTTATGACAATGCATACATATAAAGAACATTTGTAGCAAATCTTCATTTAGCACGCAATACATTTCAGGAATGTCATTTAATGCTTTAACGTAAACTTCTCTTCTAATAAGTTTGTTACAGATATATGCTGTAGGGAATGACTTAATCATAAAGCTGTCAAGTATATTCTCATCAAGCAACTCTTCATACTCTTTTAATGTACTAGACACGAATCTCTTGTTTACATCTTCACGTATTTTTGGTACCTTGTCTTTGAATGTCACAGGTATTCCAGCCCCCTGTAATACATCACAAAAGTGTACTGCAGCGTAGCAGTATAATTTAGCAAGAGCTCCTGGTACAAGTATATCATCACAATCTAACATCAGTACATACTCACCGTTAGCGTACTTGATAGCTGTTCTACGTGCTTCAAGTAATCCTTTATTACTGACATGCTGAATGTATGTAAGCTTAATATTATTAAAAGCAAGATACTTGTATATTATATCTGTACAAGATACATCACTTCCATCGTCAACAATGACTACCTCGAAAGAGTCCAGACCTTTAGCTGCTTGTACTACTGAGTCAAGGCATCTTTCAAGATACTGTCGCATATTGTAAACTGGAATGCAGACAGATACTAATATCATAGAGGATGCTCCTGATACCACACATCAAATGCACCAGTTATCCGTGGGAACAGATCTTCAAACCAGCCACGTACCATATCATCCCACTTGTGCATGTTGTCACTATCACCAGGGCCACAGCGTCTCTGTAACATATACATCCATTGACGCAAGTTTGTTGTGATGATAACATTAGTAGCAAGTTCTGTCGGTAACACGTCTCTAGCACGTGACGGTGCCTTACCATGGTTAAGTAACTGCTGATATGCAATTTCATCATGTCTGTAGCACTCAAGCTCAAACTCTGTTACGTCTGGCTGCTCAATTATCTCTATCTCCTGGAACTTTTGATAGATAGTTGAGGACTGTGTTACTGCACAGTGTCTGTGACGTACAAGAGCATGTGATGTACCACGGTCTACCGTAGACTTGAGTGTGATGTTCATATGCTCGAACACTGAATGATGCCCACGCTTGATACAGCCAAGGGCTCTGTTCATACAAGCTTCTCTAGCCATTTTACTATTGTATGCTTCACCTGCACATCTGCCAATGAATACAAGAACATCATTTTCTGATGGAAGATCAGAAGCTCCCATATAATAAACTGACATCGGAATTAATTTCATTACTTACTCCTTTATCTTAAGAATAATGTATACTATTAGCGCAAGTAAAGCAACAGCAAATGTAATCCATACTGGTGCAAATACCCAGATCCATCTCCAAGTAATAACTTTGCAGAGCTTAAGCACTATGAACACTATAGTAAGTGTCCAAGGTAAGCCTAACCCTGCATTTACTGGCGTACCATTTCTACTCATTACTTACTCCCTGTGGAACCAAATCCACCTGTTCTTTCTGTTGATTCATGCTTCCAGTCTGTACAATCACATACTGGACAGCATTCTATCTGTGCTACACGTGTTCCTTTTGGCAATTCAATACGTCTATCTGAAGTATTGTATAAAGGCACATGTACTTCCATGCCCGAATAATCTGAGTCAATGATTGATGTAGGCTGTACTAATCCATACTTAATCATAAGACTTGATCTAGGGTACATTACAATCTTGAACCCGTTAGGGATTTCAAATCCAATCTGAAGTGAGACCATTTTAATCTCACCTGCTTTAAGTACAAGACGTTCTGGCAGTGTCACGTCTGCACAAGCAGCTTCTTTTGTTTTGTATACAGGCTCGATACCATTATCACCAAGCTTGATACATTTGCATCTTACAGTCATGCTATACTCCTTATGTATATACCTTCCGGGTATACAAATATTTGTGATGCTAAATTAAATGTCTCACGTAATGTAAGACCTTTTGTTTCTATAATACCTGCTAAGACCTGTATCTCAGCAGTACACCAGCCATAAACAGCGTACTTATTTTTCATTATATCCTCTTCATCTTTTTAAGTATATCCTTAGCCTGTTTAACACAGGCTAGTATTGCAGCCCATTCTCCTTCAGTAAATGATTCTGTTGTCCAGTTTACAGAAATCTTTAAGTGATCGTCATAAGTAAAATGAGCACTGCTAGAAACATTACCAACTCTCTTTACATCAATATAATTAGCTGAGCCAAAAGTCCATTCAAACTCTTTCATCGTTCTACCCCTCCAAGTTTATCCGCCCATCGTTCCCACGGTAACTTATAATAATACCTTGAATTAATCTTAAATAATCTGAATACTATATTGCCAAGCAGCGATGGTAAACCAATCAAGATAAGATATAACGGGCCAAGTATTCTTGACTGCTTCTGATGACCATGCTCATGATATATACACTTATACAGTGCCCAGTCTGCCGCGGCATAGTACATACTGTCAATGATAATTGTATCCCCAAGAGACACACCAGATCTAAACCATGGTTTAAAGTATACTGTAACCAAGTTACCATCTTTCATATAGTAAGGATGATATCTTTCAGCCTTAATACTACATAAACTACCAATGATATTCTGTGGTAACTGCCACAAGAATAAAAACAAAAGCTTTAATAGTTTCATTAGTGTGTCCTCCTATCTGTTATATTTATCCAGTACCTTTTTAATATCACGTACTGCATCATGAAAATAATTACATTTATTATAGGCGGCGTCTTCATTGCCTCTAACATGACAAAGTCCTTCTGTCTCTACACAGGTATAACATATCACTTTAGTCACAAACTTAGCTGCAATATTATGATGCTTCATTTGTGTGACCAAGTCTAGCTTCTTTCTAAACATTAGTGTGTCTCCTTATAATCTTTATTAAAGAATGCAGGATCAAAGTTACCTTTCTGCATCTCCAGATATATATCATCTGACCAGTATCCCCAGTTAGGACCTAGCTCACACGATGCTTTAATAGGTACAAGCAATCTGTCTTTATATACACTACCCATGATTCTTTGCAATTCCACTGCTGCCTCTGTACCTTCCTTATTAAAAGGTACAGAATTAACCTGCTCATCATGTACAAGCAAATGTAATGTAAGTACATCATATATACCCGCATCATAAGCAGTAAGTAATGCTTGCTTAAGAATATCTGCTGCTGTTCCCTGAATAAGTTTATTAAGCATCTTGTAAAGGAAGTCATTAATCTTGCCAGTTGTAGGATCAAACTGTGGCTTAGGCTTATGTAATCGTCTGCCACCCATTGTGTCTATATATCCCTGAAGCTTAGCAACATCTTGATATACCTTCATAGTGTCTTTAACTACCGGGAACTTCTGATGATAGTTATAGTATACTTCTTTTGTAAATGTTTCAATATCCTTGCCTTCTTCTTTAGCCAGCTTTTCAAACAAAGGATAATTCTTTTCCATTGCTGTCTGCCAGCCCATGCCATAGATACAACCATAATTAAACGTCTTTACGACCGGACGATAAGTAATACCTGTCATACCCATTACAATATTATGAAGGTCTGCACCTTGTCGCATTTGTTCACGGAACCATTCAGCCTGTTGTCCTTTAGCAAAGTGTGCAAGTAATACAGCTTCAATCTGTGAGTAGTCATCAGCAGCTAACATCTGACCCTCTTCAGGAAGAAACAGTGCTCGCATGTCCTGTGAGAAGTCATCACCGTGACCTTTGTTACGTGCAGGGATCTGTTGCAAGTTGGGACGCATACAGGAGAAGCGGCCTGTTACTGTACCACCGCCACCTTCTTCACGTAGCATAGGTAAGAAGTCACAATGAATACGGCCATTAATAACTGACTGAGTTAATGAACCTTGTAAGAACTTACTGAGAATTGAATGATAATTTTTATATTCAAAGATATCAGTAATAATCGGATGATGTATGCGTACTAAAGCGCCTTCACCCCAGGACTGATTTCCAGTTGGAGTTTTAACAGGACTTCTGATACCCATTGCATTGAGTGCTTCACCAAGCTGCTTTGAACTGTTTATAATTGCACCATTGATACCGTACTTTTTTATAAGTTTCTGTTCAACAAGTTCCTCTTTAGCAGATACTTTTTCAATAAGTGCATTAGCACGCTTTGTATCAAACCTGATACCTGTCTTCTTCATTCTAAGAAGAATAGGAATAAGTCTGCACTCCATGCTGTATACATTCTGCAAGTTCTTCATCTGCTTTTCCTGGGCATGATACAGATTAAACGTTGCCCTACAATCCTGTCTATTGTATTGCATCATCTTCTGTTTGAACTCAGGGAACTCTCGCCAGAGGATAAGAGAATTAGACCATACATCTCCTTTCCAGGTATCAGCTATAAGTGCTGTCATCTCACTATCAGTTAGTAACTCTGATTCACCTGTCTCTTTATTAAAGACACAGTTACCTTCTACCATTCCTTTTTTGAAACCTTTAGCACAGCCCCTCATTTTCTTTTGCCATTCATCAAACCATGCTTCAATAGTCTCTGACTTGTTCTTACCTTTTATTCCAGCACGTTTACAACAGTCATCAAGATTTAACGGTGCATATTCATCAATCAATGCAGCACGTGTCATTGTATCGTGAATAATACCCCGAGGCATTGTATCATACTTAATGTACATCCAGCCATTATCATGTAAGCAGTTATGCCATGTGATATCTACTTCAGGATCTGCAACAAGATCCAAACACTGCTGCTTTTGCTGCTCATCATCAAAATCAAATACTGTATCAATGCCATCACCATAAGCACCACAGCACAAGATCCTTGCATCAGGATCTGTAAGATAATTACCGTACGTTTCAACGTCCATTGCTATCAGTCTATGACTCATTGTTTTACCTCACGTGACCTGTTTTCTTCTGCATTACTTTATCCAGCAGATCTTTTACATTCTGTGTCCATATCCCATAACGTTTAATATACTCAGGCAGTACGAAACCACGTGAGAGTTTTTCTTTATCTGCATCTTTACATGCGGCCCAGTATATTGACAGTGCGTGTATTATGATATGTGTCTCAGCAAAGTTTAAATATAACCTTATAGGTTGTCTATCTTCATCATCAGGATATATATTTGACAAAGGTTTCTTTTTCATAATTACCTCTCGCTTGCATTACCCCATAAAAGTTTTTCAGTTTCTCTCAACAAGTTCTGATAGAATGTTTCTGTATATCCTTTTTCAGAGTGTTGCCCATACCATTTTCCTAGCAGTTCTCTTGCTAGTGCATTTTCTTTTTCAAGTTCTGCAATTCGCTTAAATGCCTTTTCAAGATTTTCTTCCGCATAATGAGCAATATTCGCCCAATCATTAGGGCTGTCATCATCACTATATGGCTCTGTTGGTCTGTCTGCATAATAGTCTTTTTCAAGTTCTTCTTTACTCATTTTCTTTTATCTCCTGAGCGCAGATGCATCACGCTAGATTCAAGGTCAATACCTGCAACTGTATCACGGCCTGCTGAACCTTCGTGCCATTCATTCTTAAAACAGCGTTTCATCTTCTTATCCAACTCGTCGATAATAGGAAAACCTGGAGCATAGCTTAAGCCTTTAAGACGTTCTGGATGCTTTTTTGGTGATAATGTTTCATGGAAAATGTGTTGTGCAACACGCATGATTTGTGGATTGGTAAGATGATCTTTATATCGATCTAAAAGTTCTTGTAGTTCTTCACCGAACTTATCTGCTATTTCCCCCATAGCTGGCCTCCTAATAAAAATGTAAAAATCGTGGTTACCGGTTCTATTTCTAAACTAAGGCCCCACTACCTGCATTCGATTTTTGCAAGCTGTAGTACTGTGAGGTCTACATGCGTTTCACATGTGCTGATAACCACGAACGCTCAGGCATCAATGGCAGTAGGTACCTGGACTCGCTTGCGCTTACTGCATTCCGGTCATGCAGCTGACCAACCTCTGTGCCCATAACACCAGGAGGATTCCTTCCCTAAGGAGCTCAGTATGAACATAACTGAGTATTTGGGTAGACAGGATTCGAACCTGCGGAATGACGACACCAAAAGCCGTTGCCTTACCACTTGGCTACTACCCATGGTGTCAGTCTTTTTGATACAACAGGTGACTGACAGTTCCTGCCGGCAATCTATCAATGTTGGGTGGGTTATTGATAGATTAATATGGAATGTCTTCAGGCATATCTTCTATGCTTTCAGACGCACCAGTGGACTCTGTTGATGTGTCTTTAGGGTTACGAAGTTTCTGTAAACCAAATACAGTAACAGATAAATTAGTATGCATAACACCATCATTACCTGTATAAGTATCAGGCTTAAGTTCTCCTGAGCCTGCAACCAAAGTACCTTTAGTGAAGGCAGCTGCAGCTTTTGCTGCACGCTCTCCCCACCATTTAACTGTGATCCAGTTTGTATATTTATAATCACCGTAGCCATTATTCTGTGCTACAGACATTTCAACAAGCTTCTTGCCACCAACATCTTTAACAACAGCATCACGTGACAGACATCCCGTGAATGCCCAATTATTTAAGTCAGCCATTACTTCTTTCTCCTTGCACCTAACTGTGCCTTAAGTTCCTTTAACCAAAGATGTTCTTTCTTGCGGTCAATGCACTTACCATTTATGTGAGAACCAAAAGTTCTGTTAGTATGCTTACGCACACCATTTCTATGATGTTTAGATACTGGCATTACTTATCCCTCCATTTTGGTTTCAAGTACATACAAGAACATTGCGTTGACTGCGATCTGTGCAAAGTGGCTGACGTCACCATCTTCCAGATTTCTGAATTCCCCTTTACGGATTGCAGCCACGTGACGACGAAGAGCAGCATAGTATCTGTTCTTAGCGTCTTCGACCTTCTGCCACGAATTAGGGGAATACTTTTTAGCACCCTCGGTAAGTACTCTTGCCATCTCTTCTTCGAAGTCAACGTCAAGTAAGTCATATCTTAATTTATCCTTGTCATCTTTTCTGCCTACTGCAGGAACAGTAAACGGTTTATTTATTGGCATAATTATCTCCATAGATAAAAGAAAGCCGGTAACTAGACTTGCCCACTTACATGAGAGCTGCTTTATTTAGTCTCCCACATAACGCGTCAGTGGTGCACATGTTAGATTATCTAGTATACCGGCAAGTTTACTTATTAAGCATCTTCATCAGGTTCAATACTTGAAGTGATTGAAAGAACTTCTTTTGTAATAAACTCGAGTTGCGGTTTGATGTTATCTACAAAGAGATCCTTTGGAACGATTGTATCTTTTACAGCGCGTGTAAAGCGTGCAATCTTTCCATTTGGTTTCTGTGGGTTAGGAACGATCTCAAGCTGAAGGTTCCAGCAGAATCCGAAGATTGGTGCATGTGCTCCATTAGGAAGCAAAGATGTCTTGAGCTGTGTGTTCCAAGACTTACATGCTCTCATTGATCCAACAGTTGGGTTGAAGTAAAGGATACCTGCTTCAGGATGATCAGGCAACATAACTGCATATACATACAATTCCTGTACTTCATTGTCTGTTGCAGGGTTAATCATCTTTGGATAACCCTTACCATTCTTAGGCTGAACTGTTTTAACTTCGATTTCGCCTGGTGCGTATCGACCAACTGTTCCGTATGGTGGTTCACTGCTTCTTTCAGACCAGATAGTTCTAAATGCAACAGGTACAACACGTACCATCTCACCATAGTTTTCACCTGTCGCAGTGTTACGCCAAGTACCTGCAGGGTTCTCTTCTGACTCTGCTGTTGACTCTGGTTGTACCATGCTCAGGTAACCAACGGCCTGTTCTTTGGAAGTGATTGAATCCAATCCCTGTCCTTCCATACCGTCCAAAAAGCTCATGTCTTCTGTCATAAGTTCCGATGCCCCAGCGCGTGGGGTTGATTTAGTAGCTGGCATATAGCTACCTCCTTAAAATAATTTGTAGTTATATTATACTGTACTAACAGTAAATATACTGATTTCAATTGAAAATGTTTACAGTTGCTTCAACATTTTCGCTTCAAGTGTTTTAGGTATAATACCTTGTGCAATACTCATCATCTCCGGTATTGTACAATATATCCATTTACCTAAGGTTCTTGCACCATTTAATACTTCAGTAGGAACAAATGCAATAAACTGTCCTTGATGATATGTAGAAGGTAAATTTGATTTTTCAATAATAGTGAACTCTTCAATAGTGAATTGTCCATCTGCACACACCCTACTTACCATACGATTCACACCACCAGCTACACCTGTTATATTAAGATATGACACAGGAACAAAAGGAAATATCTGTACGTGCTTAATAGGTGATCTAACAGGTGTATTAGTTACACGATACATCATACCTGGTGGAACATCATCACCTGTAATAGGATACACACCTGTACCACTCACAAAGATATCTTCAACAGTTTCCCAGAACCTTCTAGCAGGTTCAATGTAATCATGCAATTTAGTTGCAAGAGTATACTCCCATATAGGGTCATCATACTTTATAGGATCACTCATTCTTTATTCTCCCACTGTTCATTATATTCATCAATTTCAGAATCCATCTGTTTGATTAATTGTGAATTAGCCCTAGACTTCCAGTAGCCAACCTCATTACGTTTCTTATAGCCAAGAAGACCTGATGGAATCATATCATTCCAAATATCATCGTGACTATACCCAAGTACCCTGAGTAAACGATACGTCGGGAAGAAGAGTCTTTGTCTATCACCGTCGTACTCTTTAGCCGACCAGAAGCGTCCAGTAATGATGTCACCTGCTGCTTTCTGATATTCTTGTCGTGTCGGGTACAGTGGTTTTCCATGTCGCTTTTCAAGTTCTGAAAGTGGTCTGTTCTTCCACTGCTCATACAATGGCCTCCAGTCTATTGTATAAATATGTCTCCAGTCTTCAGCTACAAGTTTCTGTTCACCTTCAACAAGTAAATTGTATGCAGCTGTTACACGTGGCATAGTTAAAGGTGAGCGAGTAAGTCTTGCAGGATCTGCTGTAGACTCATCAAAGATTAATACATCACTTACAGTAGTACATAGATAAGCATGCAACCATTTATATTCATCAATAGTTACTGGTGCATCTGCTACACGTATCAATAAATGATATGACTTAGCACCTGAGTACACAATTCTAGCAACTACACCCTTATTAAACAGCTTCATACTTTCTGTATAAGATGTCTTTAACCGTTCCTTATAAAGGTCTTGTGCTTTTATTGTTGCACCCTCGCCATATTTATCAACGTACTCTTGTGCATTGATTTCTTCTTGTCGCTTTTGTATTGCTGATGGTGTATCTGATTCTAACAAGAACGTATCCATGTACTGTACATGCTGTGACTTATCTTTAAGATCCATAGTGCCAGGCTTCATCTCATTAACAGTCTCAAAGCATCCTTCAGCATTCACTCTAAAGTTTCTATCTACCCTTAATCTTTCACCCGTTCTTTCTGGTGTATGTTCTGGTAATACAGTTTGAGTTTCAATCTTACCTATAGGATTCTTACGTGAATCTTCTACGAGGCAAAACTTTGCAGCTGGAGCAGTTCTATATCTACCTTGAACATTAGTAAAGCCACCTAATAATGGTTCCATATCAGGAACAATTGCTAAGCCATACTCTGCTATTAACCACGGTCCACAGTCATATATTGTACGCTCAACAACTGAATGTGTGAATGGTTTATTAGTTGTTGCTTCATAGAATACAAGGGGTCTGCACAATGCAACAAACTTCGAATGCTCTTTGAATGGTGGTACAAACTGCATAGCACCAGGAAAGTTAATTATGTTACTAAGCTTCTCATCATCAAGCTCTACGACTACTTTATTCTGTAGTAATGTTGCTTTAATAAATGGCGCTATAGCACGCATAATACTTTCGATTTCCGTATTCTCTGATGTACGTGGTAAAGTGAAACAACGGTTGTAAGCTGCAGTCTTAGGAAACTGTCTTAGCTTTACCGCGGCTATGTCCGCTCTTGTAAAGAGCTCATGCTTAAACTGAGCAATCAAATCTGCATCTTCCTGGAATGGCGTACCTACTTGATGATACTCTGCATCATAGCCATAAAGCTTTGTGAATACTTCATCAGCAAGCTGTGATTCTTTACGTGTGAAATGTTCATCTGCTTCCATAATCATAAACCTTCGTTGATCTTCCCTGCCATCAAACTTTATCGGAACATCTTTGTTCGTAGTCATGATGAAGTCTGTGTAGCTTTCTTGATATATCGGGTCTACACCTTTCAGTTCCTTGCGAATCGTAGTAGCAGTCGCACGTGATTTCAGGGCGCCAGCGGGATTTCTTCGGTCTTCTAATTCCTTCTCCTCTTGACACACAATAAGAGCATCTGCATAATCCGCGTTGAAACGGGCTGTAGAATCGTATTGATCCGATACAATCACGTTCTCTTTCCCAAAGAGACCCTTGCATATAACCTCCGCAAATGTTGTCTTACCAGATCCTTGTGCTCTTGATACAATGATCGGTACTACCTGTGTTTTTACAGTAGGATAAAGAAGCTTAGCACGAAGCCAAGCAAGCAACCACATATAACACTCGCCAGCGATATGCTCGATATATGTGTACAAGTGTGAAGTATCTCTTCCAGTCTCTTTTGCGAAAACCGGGAATGGTTTTGCAACATTGAACGCATCTCTTTCAACATTGTAATAACCTGACGGCACCGTATAATCCCTATAATAAAGAGGACGATGAATTCCATTTGACTGCTCAGCAGCAATGTATGCTTTATTATAATACTCATATCCTTTTGGTACCCATGTTTTTCGCGTAAGTTTATTACCATTACGCTCTTCATAAAAGAGAAGATTACCATAATAATCTATGAAAGACTGTACAGTAATCACTTCTCCTTTATGTGATACGCAGAAAAACTTATGCGACATATTACTAAACAACAGCTTATCTAACTGGTGGTCGTGTGCCCATTCGGCAGTTTCTTTTGCGTCCTGGAATCCCTGTCCCTCACGCATTTGTATCTCACCACCAAGTATCTGCATCTGTTGTTCTGCTGACTGATATGTTATTCCATAAACATTATCATGAAGCTCTTGCTCAGTCATGTCGACTTCCTTATAGTTTATTCTTTTTCTTCAAGCCACACTGCTTCTTTAATCTGAATATCATCAACAGACTTAAACAGGTTAATGAATTTTGGTGACGCTGTCTTAGCTGTCTCACCCTGCGGGTATGTTTCCAGGAACGCACGCTGATTGATTACATTGCAGAATGTCGTCTGTGCTGTATGCTTTGCAAGATTGTCATACTCTTCATGCTTAAATTCTTTAGGAATACCTGACACTTCAACTGTTGCTGACTTCATAGAAAGTACACCAGCAATAGCAATTTCAAAATCAATACGATATACAGCGGTCTTGCCTGCTACATCTTTTATTGCTTCATCAGATAATTTATTTGCTATCTTCTTTACTTTACTACTCATCTGCTTCCCCTCTTGTAATCTTTACTTCTTCAATAGTTATATAGTCAATGTTCTCAGCATCAACTAAACAAGTCTTTTTGTTTGCATTTGCAACACGAATTGTACCACCAGCTTTATACAGCTTTTCAATCTCATTAATAACTGAACCTTCAATAGCTTTATCATCTGCTGATACAGGTACCTCTGCATATGAGAAACCAAAATTAAACGCACCACTAGTACCAGACTTGAACATAAACTGTGCGCTTACATCAACTGATACACTGACTGTAGGTTCTTTTGTCTCTTCTCTTTCTCCATCTCTATTCATTAATTACCTCCTTCTGGTATAGACAGTTCTGCGTACGATACTTCCTGGAAATGAATACATGCAGGAATATCGTCTACAGTAAACTTCTGTACACCACCTTTAAGACCAAGCCCATCCATCAAGAATGCTTTAAGTGAATTAGTATTTATGTCATTCTTCTCTGTAAATGGTATCCCACCCTTTTTAAGCTTATCAATGTCAGCACCTGCTACATTAGCAACTGATTTGATAAGATGCTCACCCTGATTCTTACGAAGCCAGTCGGACATGACTCTACGATCATCATCGTTTTTATTAGGCTGCACATAATATTTATGCAGTACATTTATCTGACCACCGTTAGCAAGAGTCATGCTGGTAAGGCCTACGCTGAACATCTCCTGTGGTAAAATTACATTGGCAAAATGTTCATACTCTTTCTTTGACTGCTCATACTCTGCTTCTTTGGCCAGCATGTTCTTACGTAATTCTATAAGATGCTCACCTAACTTAGACAGGTTCTTAAGAACTTTCTTATCCTGCTTGTCTACTTCAAGATAAGAGAGATCGTCAGTGCTATTTGTTTCTGGCATTATGTATCTCCTTAGACATTTTTAATACAAGATCTTGGTCCTGTACTTTCTGCTTTGTTTCAGCTACTGTCTTCTGAAGAAGCTGTGTCTGCGTATCAAAACAGGTTTGGAATATTGAAGTAAAGATCTGTTGCTTCTGCTCTTCAGTAAGGGCAGCTGGCATATCTTTCTCAACCATCTCATAAGACTGCAGCATAGCATCATACATACTGTCTGCTATCTTATTAACACCTTCACGTAACTGCTTTTTCTGTTCATCAGTCATAATTTATAATAATATCATAAAAATTATCAATTAAATTATTTCAATTGAAAGTTAATTATGACATTCATATTTTGTAAACTTCCGGTAAAACTCTTCCTGCTCCCGGCAGAAGATTTGCCCTGACATATTACAGTAAGCCACATACTTTTTCTCTTCACGACCGTTAGTACATTCTATCATATCAGTCTGTATAACAGCATATACGTTACCGGTCTTATTATGAATATAAAGATTATCAGCTAACATTAGTCATTCTCCCTTACTACATGACGTTTACGTGGTGGATTATACAGTAACATCATATCCATGATAAACTTAAGCCTGCGCATTACATCTTTATCATGTCTGTAATATCTGAACAGCCAGTGAATAAACTTATGTGTTTCCCTGTTCACAGGAATAAATTTTCCTGTGTTAGAGAGATCAGTATAATGCTTATCGTTCATATCCAGATGATGCAGGTTCCAGTCACGGAGTAACGGCTCATTAGTAAGATAATCTTTCTTATCAAACATGAGTCTTAGCTTCTGTCTAAAACGTGACCAGACAGTTGAGCGTCTGAACTGTTGCTTTTCTTTATTATTCATTAGCTTAATCTCCTCATGTCGTCTTCTTTAATTAATGCACGTGGCACATGGTATATCTTATGTGGATTGTTATCTTTAACAAGTAATGCATAAGTCATACCTGCAATGAAGATGCAGCCAAGTATACGGTCACAAGAAGCGATGAGTTCCTGTGTAGCTGGTGATGACTCAGTACCACCTTCAATGAACTCTACTTCTGCATTAGCTGGATCTGACTGCACTTCTTTTTTATGTGATATTACTGGAGCTGGTGTTGATTCTTCAGGTTCATCATACACTACCTCACCAGTAGTAGGATCAAGATGTGGTTCACCTTTCTTCTTAGTCTGCTTTGGTTGTCTCGGCGTTGAAGAACCTGATCCTCTGCCACGATACTCTTTATACAACTGCTTCTCTTCATCAGTAAAGTATTTATATACAATCTTTACATTCTCACCAGTAGACACTTCAACCTGTGGCCAGATGAACTTACCATCACGAAGTTCACAAGCAACAGATCTTGGCATGTCTACTGACAAGTCTTCCCCAGTACCAGGGTCTTTAAAGTACCCTGAACTGTTTGCATAAGCCGGATCATAACTTGCCATACTAACTCCTATGCATACCACTTACTAACTTTATTATAAGCTTCAACTACTTTTTTGTAACCAAGAGCTTCCAACAAATCACACAACACATTATCTGCATCAGCATGTGCTTCTTCGGTATCATAGTTTTCCTGTGCTTCTTTTAACCTTTTCATATAAGGTCTAAGGTCAAATGATTTTGCCATTAGTCATCCTCCTCATCAACATATTCTTCTACAGGTAACTGTTCATACTGTAGTTCACCTATACCACAAACAGGACATACAAAAGTAATCTCTTCACCTTCATGCTCTGTTGGTATACCAACTTTATCCTGTATATGACTACAGAAGTCACATACAAGTTTAGTTACATAGTGTGTCCTAACTGGTACTAGTGCCACGTCTTACCTCCTGTCTTATATAATCACGTAGACTGGTTGCATCATCAAGTACATAATGTGGCAACACATTACCATGTCTATCAATATAATTATCAATAGCCTTAGCTACAGCGATATCATAAAGACGTGCCTCTTCATGCATAGCTAATGCTGTACCTAGAGCTACATACCAACTGGTACGTTGCTTACCTTCTGGCATTTTAGATGTAATATGCTCAACAAGTCTTATAGCTTTTGTCTTATTCCATTTGGTTTCTGACAATATCCACTTGGCTTTATTATTACAACCAGAAGGATTCCTATGATGTCTGCCTCTATATACTACTGCTATTAGTGTTTACTCCTGTCCTTTGATGACTTGATTTCAATATAATCATCAGGCTTAATATCAGGTAACAAGGTCAAGTATGACACATGCCTTCCATCTTGATAACTACGGATATGGCATGTTGCATAACGCTCTTCATTCTCAGGTGCATTTACCTCATACCATTTTTGTATAGCTGTGTCCAATGCAGCAAGTGCTCTCTTTAACTGCCTAGTTTCTTTTCTAGACCATCCTTTAGTCATTACTTACCTCCTTCCTTGTACTTCTTGGCACTAAAGGAACCTGTGCCATCAACTAAAGTTGAACAGTCCCTTACATGCTGTCGCATACAATCTTCACATAGAAACATTGTAAGCACAGCAGACTTCATAAAGAAACTAGCTTTTCCCCCACAGCCATTACAGACTGCAGGATACTTACATGGTTTAACTGTAATCATTATACCACCTCTTCAATATTCTTTTCACGGATATAGTCAAGTAAGTTCTTCTTCATCGCCAGGGATCTGTTGATAGTCTCATCAACTTCTGCTGCTGTATAATCTATATACAAGCATGGATGCTTCTGTCCCATACGGAATGTTCTAAACTCTGACTGCTGTCTTATCTCCATACTAAATGTATTAGAATAGTAAAGTGTTGTGTGTGCAATCTGCAGGTTAAATCCTCTGTGTACCTTAGTACTGTTAGCTACTAAGATATCAAGGTTACCTGCTTTGAATTCATCTACACCACCAATTACTTTCCAACCTGTAAACAATCCTGTACGATAACCAGCTTTCTCACACAGCTCATATATTCTTGCAGCTTCAGCGGAGTAACGTGTAAGAATAAGCAATGGCTTATCTACCTCTGCTACGTCATGCATAAGTGCATCAAGCTTAGGATTTGAATCTCCTAACCATACTACTTCACTTGGTGACAAGTCAAAGTAATTAAGGTTAGCATCTTCATCAAGCAATCCTTCAAAGTCTGTCTCGTCTATTGCTTTCTGCCCCATGATAAATCCAGAAGAGATCTGCTGCAAACGCAAGTTGACTACAAGTTTATTTCTTGCTGTCGCTGTGTAAGCACCATACTGTGCAAGGAGATCTTTCTTCATAGAATTATACACTGCTTTCTGTGTATCTGACATGCCTACATTACGCATAACATATTTAACTGGTGGCATGTCCACACAGTCAGTAAGCTTACGGAACATTGCAATTGGTTCAAGCAACCTCTTAAGTTCATCAGCATGTTTATATGGACCCAAGAACTTATCCTGATGCATAATAGTCATATAAGTATCTTCGGTACAACCAAATACCTTACGTGCTTCATCATAACACTTACAGTTCTTAATACCTTGCCAGGTACTTTCAGTAAGCAATACATCGATATCACGTGCACCAGCTGCTGTCTCAACAGTCAAACGTGTAAACATACCATAGTGTGCTTTGAATGAGTAATAGTTTCTACCAAAGAAATTAGGATGTACGAACTCAGTGATAGCCCAAAGATCCATAGGACCATTGGTTACAGGTGTACCTGTAAGCACTGCACGATATGGACATTTCTTTACAGATGCAATAACTGCTTTACCTCTACGCTGTACATTGTTAAACTCATACAATATACGCTGTGAACGTTTGCTGCTTGGATTCTTAATTGATGTTGCTTCATCAACAGCAATCATATAATTATTAGAATTAGCCCAAGCAACAACCTCTTCCCATTTGTGTGGCTGACTAAACGTATCAACATTAACAGACACAAACTTAAACAAGTCATCAGTATCGAACTCATACATTTCTTTCTGGCCACCACGTCCTCCTATACATTGTGCTTCGAAATCTATGGTAAGCTCCTGCCACATTACACCATCATGATTTACATCAACACCATTGACCAGTTCATCATACCATTGTTTATGTACATCGTTTGGTGCAATGACAAGTATACCTTTGATCAAACCTTTAAGGAATTTATACTGCGCAATATAAAGAGTAGTAAAAGATTTACCACATCCCATTTCAAAGAACAGCTCTATGTCCTCTGCGTCTTTGAACTTTTCAAATGCTTCGATCTGATGTGCATAAGGCTCGAGATGAGGACGTGTATTATCATAGCGAACGGTAACAGGTTTCGCGATGTTACGTTTGACTCTTGTTTTTTTCGGGGTGCACACGACTGGCTTGTCATCTGCTGCCTGTTCTGTATTCTCTGGAC